GGAATCTTAACCATCTGCATCCTCCACAATTTCATCCATCGACACCATCGATTGATACCCAATTGTGTATTGCTTCTTAACAAACTCTTTGAAGTCAGTATTATTAAACACAGGTTGCCAGAACTCTTGTTCTAGAGTTTGATCATACCGCACCTTTGCGCCAACTTCACCTGTCTCCATATCAACCGTTGCATACCAGCCATTGGAAGGCTTAGTAACGTACCCACCAGCAAGAGCCACGTCAAGCAGGCCAGAATAACTGCGAACACCACCGTCCCAGGAAACAGTAATAGGAATCTTAGACTTCTCTTTAACATATCTACTCTTCTCAACATTAATAACAAAATGATAGCCTTGGATCTCGGTACCTTTTTTATCTTGTTGACGACCAAGAATCCATATGTTGTCGGCGGAGTAGTAAATGCCTGTACCACCACCAACCACATCTTTTGGGAACAAACCAATCTCTTTATATGTGTGGTTAATTGCAAGAAGTGGAATGTTCTTCATTGTCAGATAAGGAGTTGCCATACGGAACAATCCTTTGAGAGCCTTTGCACGGGACATGTCTGCTACTGACTTCTCTGATAGTGCATCTTCTAGTTCTTTCTTGGATGCTAGGTTGCCAATCGAGTCTATGACAATAATCACCTTATCATCACGATCAATCTCTTCTAACTGAGAGATCATATCAAACTTCAGCTCTTCAACATTAGCAATAGGTGTATGAAGTACACGAGATACGTCAATACCAAACTGCTCAAAGTAGCTTTGTGGAGAGCCAAATTCACTGTCGTAGAACAACATAACGGCGTCAGGATGCGCCTTAAGGTATGCCCCTGCCATAAGCAGTGCAAAGGAAGTCTTGAAGTGCTTAGATGGACCAGCTAGCACTGTTAGTCCAGGTGCTAGCCCTCCATCAATCGAACCAGATAGTGCCACGTTAATCATTGGCACGTCTGTTGGTGTCATATCCTTTTCGTTAAAGAACTTAGATGTTGCTAGGACTTCCGTCGTTTTGATCTTGCTGTTCTTTTTTAGTTTGTCCATAATTGACATTTTGTTCTTTCTCCCGATCGCCAAGTTCGTATTGTGCACGAATTTCATCATTAAATAGTTTAGTAGTCTTTAGTAGAGTAGGATCTACAGATGTTTTGCTTTCAACAAAGTTAATAAAAGCTGAAAGGTCTTTAGGGAAGCAAGCACCACCAAAGCCTTCTTTACCATCTGGTCCTGGAATTTTCCAATGTGAATGACCCATGCGACCATCTGCTGGCAATGCTCTTGATAGCTGATTGTAGCTACCACCGTACTCATCCATAACAGCTTTTAGTTGATTTAGGAATGATACTTTCATTGCCAAAAAGTTGTTCATAGCATACTTGTAAAACGATGCTTCTACTGGTGACATCGTAATCATCTGAGCTGGATCTGCAAGACTAAAGTAATTATACAATCCTTCTAGATGTTGCTGTGCTTCTTGTTGTTGAGCTCCAACAATACGGAAACGAGAGTGAAGCATATCCATCTTAGCATTGGATTCTGTAAGGAACTCTGGCTCATAAACAATACGGCCATCAATACGTGATAGACGATCAATAACGTCTGGTGTTACTGTAGACTTGATAACAATAAACGCATCGGTCTGATTGACTAGACGCATTACCGCTTCATCAAGATTCTTAGTATCAATACTACCATCGTCTTTAGATGGTGTGGGCAAACAGATAAACACACACTGCGGTTGCCAATCGCACAGATCATTCAAAGTGTTCTCATTATATTTTGGATCGATAACAAACTTATCAACCATGTCAGTACTAAAGATATAGTCAACCGCTTTACCAACAAATCCAAAGCCAATGATACCTAGCTTGAATCTTTGCTCACGTCGACGTACTACTGGTTGTAGTTCTGGTTCGTTATTCATTTTGTTTCACCTTCTATTTGCTTTTTTAGTTCAATATCATAAACTCTTTTACGTAGATCACTAGATGAGAATCTATGATCTCTTTTATTATAGTATATCTCTATACCACGAGCAGCACAAGTAGCACGTCCAGTATAACGACCTGCTTTCTTATACTCTTCACCAATAATTCTAACATCAATGTTAAATAAAGTCAAGATGTCTTCCACATCTTTTTCTGTTTGATATGGAATTATTTCGTCCACATACTTAACACCCTGAAGTTGAGTCCAACGCTCAACAAGTGTTTGAACGGGTTGATTCTTTTCTGGTCTATCAATAGTTGGATCTGTTTGAATACCACATATTAAATAATCACAAATTGACTTAGCCTCTCTAAGCATTGCAATGTGACCTGCATGCAATAAGTCAAACGTGCTAAATGTTATCCCAACTGTTTTAGTATGTTCCACGTATGTTTCCATCCATCAATTGTAAATACTTTATTGTTTTTTCCACGATCAATCACTGCGTTTGCTATTTCATGATCATTACCACCAAAGCCAGTTTTATCTCCAAAGAACCAAATTGCATCTTTATCAGAGAAATCTTTTAGGATCTGAGCCTTGGTCATCCCCATATATGTTATGTCAATTCCTGTCTCACCTGCGACAGCAAAATGATATTTATCATGATCCCAACTTAGATCATTACATATTGTTTGTCTTTCTGTTGTAAACTCATCATGCTTTACATAAAGATCTCTTGTCATAGGACTAGCAGGTCTTCCTAGAATAGAAAAGTTAATTAGACCAGATCTGACTTCAATATGACCAGATCCCAACTTATGTTCAAACTTGCTTTCTTCTAGAATGTTACGCAAGTCTTTTTCCAACTCAGCGGTCAATTCTATTTGATTTGAGCTTAGTAATGAATCCCCTTGCCATTTTTCATTACCACCACACTGATAAACATTCTTGGCTCTATTATAGATCACAGGACCAACTTGTTCAACAGTTTTAGGTTTATCTGATCCTGTGACAAGATAACAGCTGTGACTCTCACAAAACTTTGAGAACCATACTGCAAACACTTTATCGATCTTTCCGCGTGATGGTGTTAAAGTTCCATCAACATCAAATATAAAATGAATATGATCAAAGTTCATCAGTGAAACCTAAGCCTTTGTAGTTTATTCTAAAACTGTGAATTTGCCAAGGGCCAACAAATTTACTTTTAATTTTTTTCAACTCGGGATGAACATCTTTCTTTTGCCAATAATGATCAGCCATATAATATTTTATAAACCCATAAGCTCTAGGAGATTCCATTGCCATATATTTTTCCATACACCTTTCACCTCTTTCTTTAGCATAGTCCCAAAAAGGATTATCCCATTTAGAACCAGCAGCATAATGAAGCATTATAATAAACTCACAATCTTCAAACCAGTGTCTCATTAATTCATTTTTTTCATCTAGGCTAATATCCTTACGTTTTGCTGTGACTAATGTCATAAACATAGAATCTATGCTTGTTGCCTCCATAGGTTCTAAGAAAAACGATTTGTTACCCTGATATGTGACTCTTTCAGTGTGTATTTCTTTTTTATGATAGTTATCAAAAACAAAACTATTTGTGTTTTCGCTAGGAGTAACGTCCCACTCTTCAAAAATATTATTTACATCATCTTTTACTTCTTCTAAAGTATTAAAGTTTCTATTGTAAAGATATCCCACACTACATCTGTTATTTAAAGGTACCATGAAAACCCAACCATAAGGTCTGGCAATAGTCTTGGTGTGTCTAAATTTAGGAAAATCCCAATAACACTGTGTAACGTGAACAGCATTTACACAAATAAACTCTGGAATGTGATACTCGTCTGTGTTGATGTTTTTGGGCTTGCCTCTACAATCTATTATATAATCTGCATCAACATCATCTAAATTGGTTATATTTTTTTCTATTACATTTATATTTTTTTCTTTTTTAGCTAATTCTAACATATAATCTTGTAGTTTGGCAGCATTAAAGTGACAAGCTGATTGACCAACGGGAAATGGGTGCAAGTAATTGCTTTTGCCAAAGTTATAATAATATATTCCTTCTTTTGGACAATAATCAAATTTCTCTGCAATGTCTGAATAATATAGATTTAAATGATCTGCTAACATATCAGGAAATCCTAAAGTGGTACCTTCACCAACTGGCTGAGCTTTTATACTTGGATCATAATACCAATCTATAGTCAGAGTATCTCTAGGTTGCACACCATTTGCTGATATGGATGCCTTCTCATAAAATGTTTTTATAAGTGTAATTGCACCAGCTGTTCCAGCTCCAACTATAGAAAGTTTTTTCATGTATTTTCCCTAAACCCCACCGTTTCTCTTACAATGTCGTTATGGTTGAATTCGGCCCAATATAATTCATATGCAACACCAGATTCAACACATTCAAACTGATGGTAGAGTCCAGGCTTGACTTTATGATAGTCTCCTGGATACAGCATGGTTTCATCAATCAAATCATAATCTCGTTGCCATGTTCTTATAATCATCTGGCCAGACTCTACATAAAATCCGTTCCACTTATAGCGATGCAAATGCTTAGAACACACACCGCCCTTTTCCATTTCAATACGATGAAACTCTAAAGCGCCATTAGCTTCAATAAGTTCTGTCGTACCCCACACTTTACCTGCTTTCATCACATATCTCCTTTATCGAATTGCCACCGCAATATATGTAACAGATTTTTCTTCCATTACCTTTTGCCAAATCCTTGTAAAAACTAATCCATTCTGATGAATGTATGACGTCTGTAATTGATTGAATATTATCTATTCTAAACTTTTCTTTTACAAGTTCTTTCATATCACTTTCAAATAAATCAGGTCTATCAGCCCAACAACAAGGTAAAATATACCCTCGAGCGGTATATCCCATTTGAAAATTTTTATTGAGACACTTTGGGTTTAGATTTTTCATAATCTCTTTCAATATAATGTTTTGTTGGTTTTAAAGGATCATTTTTTGTAAATCTACTAGACTTTACTACTTGAAAATTCACTCCAATGTTTTTAGCAATGGTTCGACATTTATCTATATTATCTTCATTAAATTTAAATACTATCATTCGCCAACAAGTGTTTAAACCCATTGACGAACACAACTTCATTGCTTCAAATAGTTGTTCACCCTTTTGGTTAATTCTATAGTTATGACTTTCTTCTGGTAGTCCATCCAACCCAAATACCCATCTAGCTCTAGGATTAGATGCAAAAGCTTTTTTGTACCAAGATATTTTTTTACCTGTTGCGGCGTTATGAACTTGACATGAAATACCTAATCTATAATTTATTCTAAGAAATTCTATGAGGTTTGGATTCATAACAGGATCAGAAACATTGCCACAAAAATTTATATTATCGAAATACGATATGATTTTTTTATATTCATCCAAAGTCATATCATGACCAGGAACTCTATCATATAACACTCTTGGACATCTTGAACATTGTAGTGTACACTTGTGTGATATATCTAAATTAATACTTTTCAGTTTATCACTCCATGTTTATAAGCATACTCTAAAGCATTATTAGCTTCAACTTCCATAGGACGATTCTCATACCAGTTACCTGTCTCAAGATCAAATTGTCTGCATAGTTCTACTATCTGTGTTGCTGTTATCGGATATCCTCTTTCAACAGCCTTACCAGCTATAGCAATCATGATTCGATACATCTGACGATACCAACCAGAAGATGAGATTGTCATATACTCTACTGCCAGTTTCTTTGGCCAGAATGGACAGTCTTGATATCCACTCCAAGCATATGATGTATTATCTAGCTTTCCTTTTCTATACTCTATAATCTGCTCACGCCATGCAGGAGGTAATCTATCCATAAAGTCCTTTGCATCACGTTTACTATCATATGGCCAACGAGCTAGTACATAATCGACATCAAGAGGCTCAGCGTTGTTAGTGAAGAAAAAATTATTAGCATTAGAATAGCTTGCAGGGATATAGTACATCCGAGCAAAATCCTTAGTCTGTTTATCTCCGATGTCATCCAACTCCGAGTTGAGCGCATACCAGAAGTGTCTGATGCGGTCTTGCGTAACTGCACTGCTAAGTTGAAAAACCAAACGAAACTTAGGAACAGCAGTGGTACTGCTAGCAGTAGAGTAACAAATGTAGGTCCAATGACCAAAACGGTTGCGAAGTTCATTCTCTATGTCTCCATCAATTTCAATGTCATCAACATCAACAGCAGCCCAACCAGCCCAAGCAATGACATTGTCGTTCTTTCTAGTAGTATCAGGTTTAAATATAGCCGGCGAAATAAGTTCAGCATCTTGTTTACCATCTAAAGGCCTCTCACTAAGTTTACGTAAAAAATTACTAAAGCGATCCCAAGAATCAAAGTCCATACGACGATGAGTCTTGTTATCATATACAAACCGTTGTTGTTTATCCCACCATCTAGGGCTCTTGAATATCGTAATTGAGTACATGATATAGGTTCACAAATCTTTCATGTTTTAAGTAATCATTATTAATTGTATAATAAGGAAATGATTTAATCAACTGTAAATTTGATTCAAACTTACTAACTGCTTTTTGTTGGGGTTCTAGCTCCATGTTATCAATTAGTATTACAGGAATCTTCAACATAAGAGCAGTTTCAATATCATCGTAAACTGCTCCAAATGTATGGCCGCCATCTATAAAAACCATATCGATTTTTATATCCTCACATTTTGTTCTGGCTGCGGCAGAAAAACTGGCATAAAATTTAAACCGGGGTTTGTATTTTTTTTCAAAAAGCATATGTATTTTTTTATTGTCGATAGTTGCTTCTTTAGGATCGAATGATATAATTTTGGCGGAATTAAATGTTCTCAAAAACCACGTTGCAGAATGTCCAGCGTTAAATCCAAATTCTAAAATATTAGAAGGATTATAATTTTCTTCTAAATATGTAAACATATCTGCTATATCTTGAGATCTAGGTAATGAACCTCCAAAACTTCTTTTCATACCTAAAAATGCTTTCCTATGTGGAATAATCATCCAAAAAACTCCTCTAGGGTTGCTGTTGGCTCTACCTCCCAACCAATCTCATCGAGAATATTACGTACAGGTTCTACAAAGGATTTCTCGTACATCTTATCATAATCGATAAACCTATGTAGGTCTAATTCCTTAGGTAAGTTTAACGAATATGATATAACATTCTCTTTGATAGGATTAGGAGTCTTCAGATAGCAGAACTTGATCTTCTCGCCATTCTTAACAGTCTCATATTTGTTACCGATCTTGTTCTTCTCAACATGGTAGTTGTATAGTAATGCACCACGTACGTGAATAGGACATGCCTTCTTATAAATGTCCTTACGATCGCCCCACTTATCAATATCTGAGATCCCTCGTGGGAATGATACATCTTCTGGTTGCAGAGCTTTGAACTCACGCTTGAACTCTTTAATGAAGTCTTGTGTGGCCTTCTCACCCTCATTTAGAATGATGTTGAAGATCTTCTTGAACTTATCCCGACAGACCTGAGGAGTAGATGACTTGACAGCCTCAACACCCATAACCTTCAACTTAGGTTCAGCATAACGAACACCCTCGTTATCGTGCACCTGCATGAAGTAACGCTTCTTGGCAATCCACACAGCACGATCAGCAATAACCTCACGTGACATCTCCATACGATTCTCATATGCATTCATATTATGAGCAAGGTCTGCATATGCACTGGATAAGATATCTTCAAAGTGTTCTGCACAGATCTTGTTCAAGAAGTCGACTGGGTTCTTAGGTGCAAACTTCTTGACTAGAGGATCCATATTAACATACAGAGAGTCAGTATCAATAGCAATAACGTAGTCATCGTCTGTCTCCAATAGTTTATTCATCTCTTCGTTGATAGCACGTTCAGCCCACTTGATCGATAGCTGACCAGATGTTGTAATAGCTTCTGCCATACGACGATCAAAGTACCTGAAGAAGTTATTACCCAGAGCTCCATACAAGCTATTCATAAGAATCTTGATGGCCATCTGATTGTTCTCGCAAGTAACAATCTCGTTCTCTAGTTTCTTGGTAGGAGCTGTTTGGAACTCTTGCTGAGCTTCTAGCATACGATTCTTGACTGTTCGACGCTCATCATAGTACTGCTTAATGATCTTAGGAATCACTCCTTGCTGATCTTTACGGAACTGTAGACCAGTAGCAGATACAGCATAATCATCTTCCTGGATGTAGTCAGCTCCACTGAGCAGTGAATCAACATTGATACCAGGAATAGCTCCATCAACGATAGTCTCAGGTGACATATTGTACTGAACAATAATGTTTGGATATAGTGAGTTCAAGTCAAAAGAACATACCCAGTTATGCATACCAGTCATAGGATCTTTAACATATGCTCCAGGATACTTTTCTTTGATCTGAGCTTTCTTGGGTGGAACTGCTACCTGTTCTTTATACAGCAGACGATAGATGATAGAATCCCAGATAGATGTCGTACCAAATGTCTCTGAGTAGTTAACACCACCTCTGTATGCCATAGTCATAGCAAGAGTAATCAGACCCATCTTCTCTTCTAGTCGATCAATGAGCTGAACGTCTTTGATGTTATAGTCAATATACAGCTGATGGTCTTGCTTGTATAGATTCTGTAGGTTACCTACTTCTTCATAGGATAGCTTCTTATCACCAAGAACAATATATGCAACATGGTCTAGTTTGTATGATTCTAACTGACCATATGCATATCCAAACTTACGAAACAGATCGTAGTAGTCTAGCTGTTCGATACCAGCCATCTCATATGCAATGTTAGGACGACCTGCAATAACAATCTCACGTTGATTTACTACACCCCACGGAGAGAACTTCTTGTAGACGTCTCCACCAATGATATTCTTTACACGATTGATAAGATATGGAAAATCAAATAGACGAGTATTCCAACCAGTAACCACGTCGGGACAATAGCGAGGATCATGCCACCACGATAACCAATCCAATAGAAGATCGATTTCGTCTTTACACTTCTTGTAATGGATTGCTTCAACTCCCTCAATGGGACATTTGTCTGGGTCATAATCTTTTAGCCCCCATACGTAATAGGTATCTGATTGGTTACTCTTCATCGTGATAGCTGTCACAGGATGAGCAGCATTAGCTACAAACGGAAAGCCATCTTCAGAGTGTACCTCAATATCTATAGAAGTTACATTAATCTTCTCACGATCAAACTTAATCTCGTTTGGAAAGCGATCGGTAACAAATTGATTAACGTAGTTGGTAGTTCCGTATATGGGAAAGTTGTCTACACCATCATACTTCTTTATGAAGTCACCAGCATCTCGCATGGTGTCAAATGTAATGGGTTGAACAGGTTGATTTTGTAAGTTGTTCCAGCCAGTCTCTTTATCTGTTGGAACAAACAGTGTTGGCATATATGGTATCTTCTTATTGATACGCTTACCATCTTCAAATCCTCTATAGAGAATGTTGTTGCCATATCGGCTAACGCTAGTGTAAAAGTTCATAAATCCTCCTAACTTACACGAGCTTATATTATATGCTAGTTATTCTATTTAGTCAACACCACCATCATATGTTCCAAAAGCCCACTTACGTTCTCGACACCACCAACATTGTTTACATGGTTTTATGTCATCTCCTGTACAACTTACGGTAAGTGTTGAAAGATAATTTAGGTTAAATTTTTTATACTGAGCAGCAATAAACTTTTTATTAACAGTAGCAAATGGAGCTCTAAGAGGGTGCTTTTTTGCCATGTCAATAAGTTCTTGCTTATTTTGTTGTTTGTAAGGGTCGTCTGGATGTGTATCAAAAGTGGGGCGATCATCATCTGGCATGTCTAACGTGTCACCCATTATATTATCTACAATGTTGTACTTTCTTTGTAGATATAACACGTTTGGATAATGGTATTCGTATTTACCTACAGGTTTATTTTTATTGTATGCAAATGTAAATAGAGGTGGTACGTCAATGTTAAATTGACTTGTAATCCAGTCATACACTCTGTCAGCCGCTTCATAACTTCTAGCAACTTTTCTATGAGTATCATATCCATGCATCGCATAGACCTTGGTTTGTTGGCCCCTTTCTGATAATGTTTTTAGCAGCCAATAAAAAGCAAGAGCTGAGTCTGTCCCACCAGAAAGACTCAGCCCAATAGATTTTACATCATGTGGAAATTCATCAAAGTATGTTATCATTTTTTCTCTGAAACAAAAGAATACATCTCGTTAGCTTTTTCCATTACCTCTTCCATGGTATACATTTTAGGAATGTATTTGTTCCATGCTTCGGTAGCTAGTTCCATGTTTTCTTTATTAGCCTCAAACATAGTCTGTGCGATCTGCATTTGAGTGTCGTACTGTTTATCCATCATGTTCTTTGCCATTGCTAGGATGTCAGTACGGATTTGATAAGGATTAGACATAATATTCTCCTGTGTCTATGTGTGTGATCTAAGGGGCCATTACAGCCCCTCTGCTAAGACTCTTCTATTAGCGTTTCAGCTTTGCAACTTGCATCATAAGTTCTTTAGCTTCTTCATGCATACCATGAGCTGCTAAAGTGGCTGCTGCTCTGCTATATCCGACGATCTCGCAATGAACCATGAAGCGGTCCCAGATCTTACGGAATGTCGAACGATGATCGATTGTGACTGTATCTACTAAGAAAGCCATTAGACAAATCCTTTTAGGTTAGGGTTAAAAGGAGCGATAAGATGTGATTTTTTCATATCAATATCTTGTCTAGCAATAGAATAGATATCGCCTCTGCTAATACCAATATCGTTCAATTCTTTATCAGTTAGCTTACGCAATTCGTTTTCTGTTTCTTTAACTGCTTTAGCTATCTGATAACTGTTAATTAGCTTCAGTAAGAAGCTCTTTAGTGTCTGTGTCATTTGTTATTTCCTCGTAATGACCAATTTCGATTTTACGAGGACGCATTTCTTCTGGGACTTCATATTTCAAATCAATTGACAATACGCCGTCTTTAAGATCTGCTCCGTGCACTTTTACATGCTCAGACAGCCTGAAGGTGCGTTTGAACTTCTTAGTGGAAATACCACGGTGAATGTATTCGCGACCTTTTGATTTATGTTCTCCC